CAGAGACACATATTGAGCTTGCCAATTTGATTCCGCTATTCCATAAGTCGGGGTTAAATAATGGGTACAATATTAAGTATTTGATTAAAATGCCGAAAGATTACTTCGATAAAGAGGGAGGCAAAGAACTGACATCGAAAGAAATTGCAGCAAAATGGAAAGCCTGGAGCGAAAAGATGAAGAAGTTTTTGTCTGGTACGGATAACGTGGACAAAACCATGATTTCCCGGTATATCCGAGACGATGCAGGCAAGCCATTGCCGGCTATTGAGATTGAGCCAATCAAGAACTTAATGACCGATGATGCTTATGCGAAAGTGAGTGAGTTGGGCTCATTATCTATTGCCAATGCCGGTGGGATATTGCCCACGTTGGCAGGTATATCGAGTGGCAAGGGCAATGACAGTGGTAGCCAAATCCGGGTGATGAGTGATTACCAACAGCATTTTAGAACATCAGCCGTTCGAGAGATTTTATTGTCTCCGATAAAGACGTGGTTACGCCAGAACGGATTTGACAGAACGATCTTCCCGGATATTGAAGCCACGACAATCACGACCTTGGACGTAACCAAACAAGGCACACAACCCACCACCGATAACCCAAGAAGCTGATGGAACTAACGATTGAAAAATACAAAGAGCATGTAGGCGGCGTACAGTCGGCTATTAAGACAGATACATTGCGGCCATTTTTTGGCATGGCAAAACGCGAGCTTCGCAAACGAATAGGAGCAGCCATGTTCGATTCGTTAAGCCAACCCAATGCAGACGAAGAGTTTTTGCAGCTATGTGAAGGGTGGGCGTGCTGGTACGCGCACTCATTGGCGTATCCACACTTAAAAATGAAAGTGGGAGATGCTGGGATAATGAAGTCGTCACCGGCTAATACCTTGGCCATTACCAAATGGGAATATGCAGATACGCGTGAGGCAAACATAGAAATGCAAGACATGTTTTTGGAGCTTGTGTTTGAGTACCTAGAGGAAGTACAACCACAGGCATGGAAAGCCTCACCGGAGTATGTAGCACGAATGAGCAGGTTTATCCAGTCATCTAGAGAATTGCAAAGTATTATTCCGATGGTGGGGAAATCAAGTCGGTTTTTCCAACAACTTTTGACGTACATTTCACGAGCTGAAGACTTATATTTAGCAGAACTACTGACAGAAGAAGTATTCCAGCAAGTGAAGGCAAGCTACATGAGTGGCACACTTGACCCAGCTGAAACCGTTATGGTTGATTACATTAAAAAAGCAGTGGCACACCTAGCCATTTATGAGGCCATGCCTTATTTACCTTTGAAAATGGATGAAGTAGGTGTACGGCAAGTACGGCGCAAAGAAGCACTTGGAACGGAAGAAATTGCAGATAAAAAGATACTCTCACAGGTACGCACCAAGTTGTACCAAGATGGAGAGATGTATATCAAGAAGCTAAAAAAATACACATTGAGCATAGCCAGCGAAATCAAATACCCAACATTTTATGCTGCATGGGGGCAGCAAGAAGAATTCACACAAGATTACTCACAAAACAGCCATATTATCTTATAAAACATGGAAACAAAAGGAAGAACCACAACGACAATCGTGCCCAAGCATACGAAACGCACCAAGACAATGCAAGAAATTGAGGTAGAGAAAGAGGCTCTACAAGCACAACTTGCCGAAATTGAAAAGTCTGAAAACGAGTACTTAGAGCAGCAAAGAGCAGCTGAAGAGCTTGCTAATGCCGTGTTGGAGAGTGAGTATAACGAAACCATACAGATGGCGGAGCAGTATGAAAAGATGTCGCTGCAAGCTACTACAGAGTATGACAAGAAGCTGTATGTAAAAGAAGCATATAGATTACGCCAACAAGCCAAAGAGATAGCACCCAAAACAATTCTCGAACAAGAGAAACGCGGGTTTGTGGAGAGTATCAACCAAAAAGCGTTAGGTATCTTGTTGGTAAGTTTTTTCGGGTTTTTAGGATTGGCTTGGCTTGGTTTTGATATGATCCGGACAAAGATATTGGCATACAACGCCAGCTTGACGATAGAGAACATGAGCAGTGCCATGCAACCGTATGGGCTGGATTCGTTTCAAAAGCTATTTTTTGAGAGCTTCGTGACAGGTATTGATTTGCTAGTACTGTTCATCATGCTCTACATTATTGATAGAAGTGCATTGAAGTACATCACATCTTTTATAAAAACGGAGAAAAACCCAAAACAAGATTTCAACGAATTAAGCCCATGGCAAAGACAACTAAAAGTAACTATCTTATTGGCATCTGCACTCTTGTATTTAGCGTTACGACACTTGGTCAAGGCGTAAAGAGTGAGAACGAATTGCGTGAAGATTGGTTGAGAGAAGCCATACGGCAAGTAGGCGTGGTTGAACGAACCAACCGGAACGACCATGACTCTATCTATAAATACAATGCGTTTGCCAAAGTACCCAAAAATTCGCCGTATTGTGCGTCTGGGCTCTTTTATACAGCACACAAGGCAGGCGTATTTTTGCCGATAAAGTCACCGGCACAGGTTGTATCGTGGTTTCGTGACCCAAAGAAAATAATCTGGACACGTGCAAGCAGACGTTGGATAATGCCCCCAAAATTGATGGATGTCATTTGGATTTTTACAAGTCATTTGGAAGCTATAGCAACTTGGAGTATACCAAGAGACATAGAAGATGATGACTATATTTTGACAGTTGGATTTAATACATCAGGTGGCAAAAGTAAGCATGGCGTGTATTATCCGATTCGGCGGCGGTGGCGGTCAATTAGTAGAGTAGCTAATCATGTAAGTTTTTATGCAGACAATAGAAATTGAAGGCAATGTGTATGATTTCCCTACATGCTGGGATGACCTAAAGAAAAAGGACATTCCGGACATGATAGAGCTTGTTTTTTTGCGCGGAGAAACAGGACAAACTTACCACGAATTATTGCGTATTGCGATGGGAGCCACACCATTGCAGTACGCACAGTTCTGTAAGAGGCATTTTTCGAAGACATTGCCAGACAAAGTACGGGAGGCAAACGGAGTGGTTTTGCATGAATTGTTTATGCAACTGGCTTGGGTATATGAACAGCCCATGAATATTTTGCCGTTCGAGAGCTACAAGCACAACCACACGGAATATATCTTGCCTGACCCGGATTTTTATGCCATGACATTTGCCGAACTATCAGACGCATATATTCACATGCAAGCCTATGTAAAGCAGGTCATAGCAGGTGATGAGCGATTGAACTTGCTAGTTGCAACACTTTGCCGACCAAAGAGGCAAGGCGAAATGACACCTGACTGGAACGGAGACCACAGAGAGCCCTACAACGAATTTATCTCGAAAGAACGCGCCAAAGAAGTTGCCAAATGGCCGGACGTAATCAAAGTTTCTGTTTTGATTTATTACGCCGCGTGTCTGCAAAAAATGCTTGGTGGGTATGATATTGGTGGGGATAGCTCCGGTGGGGAAGAAGACTATATTGGCCAAGGATTTATTAAGAACCAACACTTACTTGCCAATGGCATATATGGCACACTGGACAACGTAAAAAAAGCCAATGCCCATGAGGTTTTACTAGCTTTACATGAGAACAAAAAAGATGCGATAGAGGCAGCAAAAAAAAGAAAAGATGATAACTAAAAAATTTGAGACGTACTTCAAAACCATTGCCGGACGTGTGCCGGAAATTGCCTATTGTGCCATGAGTGATGGGGCACAGATAGACCGATTCATTGAGGATTCATTGAGTGACAATGTGTATCCAGCACTGTTTTTTTTGCGACCCGAATACAAGCTAACAGACAATAACTCTGACTTTGTAACGGCAAAACACAACGTAATTTTTTACGTATTTAACAAGCCTACCAACTCCGAACCACAGAGCATAGACACAGCCTTTGACAATGCCGAGTTGATTATTGAGAAAGTGCAAAAAGAGCTACTAAAAACCGATGAGCATTACATGGGGCTTTTTAGCCTAAATGACTGGCAAGCAGCACCAGTGACATCCATGACGTTGGATTTGGCAGTAGGTTATGAAGTAAAATGCAAGATTGAATTACCTATTAACGAAATACTTCCATGATATTGAAAAGACTTTCCTTCCAGCTAGTATGGTGCATTTTGATTTTACCGATTGCACTGTATTACATCTACCAAAACATTGTACAGTCACGGAGCATGAAAGGCTTACGTGACAAGTTGTATTTAACCAAAAGAGCGGCTAAGGAGACGCTAGGAATATGAGTAGAGCAAATTCAGTTTTTCCATGCAATTTTATCAGTTTCAAGTTGTCAAAAAATCAACTGTATCACACGATTGAACCAGCTGATACTAGCTTAAATAATCGTACTGCAATTGATTATTACCTTGACTTACAGGTGCCGGAAAATAGATTTTTCGGGGATTTTGTAACCATTCACACATCTAAAGCGAAAGAGAGACCAATTGATACAAGTAGTGGGTCAAGTGTGTACGAAGGAGTCACGATTAATTACAATCGTCATAATGGGAAATTAGATGGATTTTTAGAATATGAAATGCCTGATTTTGGCATAAATCAAATCAAGCAAGTTGTTTCACAATCTATGCAATATCGTATTGTGGAACGAGTAACAGGCTTGAGTAATACAGGAACTTCTTTTACAACGACGAAAACAAATTCAGCTGATTGGGTCTTAAAAGCAGGTTTAAATTCAGCTGATTTGTATGCTCATCAAGATCGTTTTTTTTCAGCATTACAAAACACAGATAGACGGTTTTTGACGTGGATGCCTGATAAAATGGAGGTCGTACCTGGTCAAGATTTGTTTTTATCGTATCTGATTAACATATCTCCATTGCCAACATCAATACAATTATACTGCATTGTAGATGAGACTGAAGTATTAATTTTTTCGACGAAAAATCCACAGTTTGGCCGTGTTTTGTTGTGCCCAATCGGACATATACTTAATCAATATAGAGGCAAAGAAATTTCTTTTTTTCTTGCGGCAAATGATATACAACGATTGTCTGAGATTCGGACATTCAATGTAGCTTTCCAACCTGGAAGATATGACAGGTCTTTGGTTTTTGTAAATAGTTTAGGTGGTTGGGATTCAATCAATTTTACCGGGTTAGGCACACAAAAACGGAAAGTTGATAAAAAGAAAGCACGTAAAGATAAATTGCAAAATACAGGTATTGATTTTGTTGAGACAGTAACAATTACGTCTGACAGCTCTATTGAGCTAACACTTGCTACCGGTTTTTTTGATAAAAATGCACGAGATATTATTCAATTTTTGGATGAATTAATGCTATCTGAACAAATTTATCTGAAAACCCCAAAAGGATATAGATACTTAGAGTTGGTAGATACAGAATTAGTACAGCCGCACGATGATGATGATAATTTGATAGGTAGGCAGTTTACATTTAGATACCTTGAAGAACCAGCTTATTCTGACGCGAGTCCTGGTACTAATGTTTCAGTACGGCCTACAAGTTGGCGTGGTATAGATTATGTTCATATACTAGATTCATTTGGTAAGAGAACTGGATTGATGCGTCCGTTAAGGCTTCAAAAAATATACTCCGATACGAACACAGAATTTAGACCATTGACGTATAAAATGAATATTCAAGGCACAGATGGATTTATTGACGACATACGAAATACAACAATAACCCCCGGTAGTACACCATTTCCATCAGCTTCAATAAATAGACAAGGTACATTTATTAGATCATCTTGTGCGAACGGTGGTACGCCTAGCTATGCTACGATTATTATACCACAGGGCAAATACGGTGGTGAACGCGCAGGTGATGCCGACGTGCTGGCAGAACTTGAATATACAGCTACAAATACACAGGATTATGCAGATTTGTATGGGGCTTGTTTGCCAAACCCGTGGGCGTATGCGTGGAATGTACCAACGAATTTTGCTCATTTCCGTTGGAATACATTTAGAAAATCAGGAGCTTATTCTGATAACTATGTGTATTTGCGTGACACCAATGAGCAAAACAAGAAAGGGAATTTTTGGGCAGTATATGCCGAAAATCCTACTGGTTTACATATTTATGCGCCTGGGACAAATGATATAGATTTACCGACAAATTTACCGAATCCTAAACCTTGGCTATTTGGATTTTACATTGGTAGCGGAACTGGGAAAGTTGATATATATATAAATGGATTACTCTATTCTTCTACATCTTACCGTAATCCAGCAGATGGATTTTTTAGCGTAGAAGTACCGTACAATGCAATTTCTTCACAAGCTAAAGTATATATCTTACTGACATGATAGCAATTGAAATAAATGGTAAATTGGTAGAGAAAGCCGAAAATGAAAGCATTGAACTGGATTTGGTGAACCCGTATTTGACCTACGACCGGATACAACGGAGTGCCATTAAGTCTCCGACGTTCCCAGGCACGGCACGAAACCACCAAGTCTTTAAGTATGCCTACGAACCCACGAATTCCGTGGGTTTCCCGGAGTTCAATTGGAAGCACTATTTAGATGGCGATTTGATACGGGAAGGGTTTTTCCGGTTAAAAGAAGCCACATTGCAAGGCTATGCCGGTGAATTTGATGACCGTACTGACCAATTTTTTGGAGATTTACAATTCAAAATATTGTCTGAATTAAACTTTGGTACACTTACTAGGCAATTGCCATCTAGTGGCGAAGTAACTGTATCTGGACAATTGGCGTACTGTTTACCAACTGTTATAAATTCTGACTATTACGGAACGAACCAAACATCCTACACAGGTTACATGAATGGCTACCAAACAGGCCAATATGTAGCCAATTCGCCAAAAGTACCGATGTTCTTTGTTTCATATATTATTCAAAAAATTGCAGAACTGACCAATACGACGATTACAGGAAATTTCCTGACACACCCAACGTGGTCCAAATTGTTGCTATTCAATACGCGGGAAAGTGGGGAAGTTATTACCGTTGCCAACCATTTACCGAGTTTGTCTGTGATAGATTTCTTTATGGAACTTCGGAAATTACCCAATTTGATGTTGGATTTTTCTGCTGTAAACAGAACACTCAAGATTGAATTTTGGGAAGAAAAGTTAGCAGCTCCGACCGTACTGGATTGGACAAAAAAAGCCGTATTAGGAGAAATTAAGATACCGGAGACCAAAACACGTCTGCAATTATCATACGACCTTGATACAGGTGATGGACGGATGAAAGACAAGCCGGTACAAGTACAGGATTACATCACACCCGAACAAGAAGGGTTTATTTACTCTGATATTGCGGCTGTTCGTTCCCGTTTTTCCACATTGCTCACAGATGCCAGTACAGGGCTTGCCGTGTGCCAACAAATTGGGGTAACAGAAGCATTTGCCCAACTTACCAACCGATTTGCCCCACGACTATTGTTTTGGCACGGGGTTACAAATGCTTACCCACGAGCAACGAATGAACTGAACAATACAAGCCTATTTTGGAACGGAACGAATGGATTGGCAGCAAATTGTTGGAAAGAAACCGAGGCATGGAGACGTAACCAATTTTATCTGAAGAAGAATTTTGTATTAACGGGAGCCGATTTAGCCACATTGGATTTCTCAAAAAAAATACACGTCAATGGCGTGAATTACCTAATAGCCGCATTAAACATAAGCAACCCAATCCGCTCTGTGGCACAGTGTTTATTGGTTGCAGGTAACTAGATAAAAACATGGAAAACTTAGTAGATAGCGATTTAATCCGTGGCATATTGGAAGTATATGCCCATGAGGCAGTTCGGGTGTTTCGTCTTGAAGTACAACGCGCTGGATTGGAAGCAACAGGAGAGATGCTAAACTCGATTCGATTTGCTGCTATTGAAAAAGGGAAAGACTTTATTTCTGCCAAGATTGAATACTCAGAGGTATATAGGCTAAAAGATATGAAAAGCCTTAGATATACATCTATACCACCAGCGTCAGTATTTGAAGCATGGGTAAGAAAGAAGAAAAAACCCATTTACTTTACGAAAATACCAGGATATAAAGATAATTCAGAGACTGTTCGGCAGTTCAAAGCTGGATTATTGAGCAGCGAAGACAGAGACCAAATGTTGGATAGAATTGCAGCAGCCATGACATTCTATTACAGACGAAGACCAAATGTAAAAAGAGGATATCGAGGGATTTATAACGACCCTTTAAATAAGTATGTTCTTCCAAGATTTTGGGATGATCTACATCAGAATGCAGGTATGCACGCACTTGTACAATTTAGAGCCATATTTAACGACTAAAACCACATACAGCCATGAGATTAAACGATGAAGCTACGCTTGACTTAAAATTACAAGCAGGCGAGTTTCAAAAAACATTAAAGAACTTAGGAGATGAAGCCAAGTCATTCCGGCGAACCTTGAAAGAGATTGAAGAAAATGGAGGCAAAGGCTCTGAAGAATGGAAGAAATACAAAGAGCAACTCGATGCGAATCAAACGGCTATCAAGGAAGTGAACAGACAGCTCAAGCTGATGGACCCGTCTAAAATGACGATACAGCAGCTAGAGAACCTTTCTCGGCAACTTGCCAAAGAAATGAAAAACGCTGACCGCTCCACAGCGGAATACGTTGCCAATGCCAAGAAATTAGGGCAAGTAGAGCAGCAATTGGCAAAATCAAAAGACGAAGCCAGAAAGCTAGTGGATGCCGGCAAGGATTTGGAAAAACCGAGTATGTGGCAAAAGATTACTAGTGGTGTCAATACCGTTGGTGGTGCATTTAAGGCCATGATGGCACTCCAAGTAATTGGCTACATTGTGGACATTGGCAAAGCTATTTTTGATGCTACTGCTAAGATGGAGAAGTATGAAAAAGTACTTACCACCGCATTGGGAGACAACAACGAGGCAGCAAAACAATCACTTGCTGCTGTGAAGCAAATGGCAAAAGATACGATTTTTACCGTAGATGAATTGACGGAAGGATACGTCAAGATGGTAAATCGTGGAATGAAGCCAAGCCAAAAGGAAATGACGGCATTGGCAGACTTGGCAGCCTCACAAGGAAAAACATTTGACCAACTAGTCGAAGCTGCACTCGATGCCCAAACGGGTGAAAATGAACGTCTGAAAGAGTTTGGTATATTGGCAAAAAAATCTGGTGATGAGACTACTTTGTCTTTTAAAGGTATGCAGCAGACAGTCAAGAACACACCGGAGGCAATTCAAGCAGCATTGACTGCATTTGGAGAAATGGAGGGCGTATCTGGGCAAAATGCCAAAATGATGGAGACCTTAAACGGGAAACAGTCGAACTTGCAAGACAGCTTTTTTGACATGGCTGCAACGCTTGGGGAGTCTCTAAAGCCTGCATTTATTGGCATATTCGACATCATTAACGCGTTACTTCCAACAATTGGATTCCTTGGTCGTGTTTTGGCAAGTGTGGTAATGGCAGCCAGAGGTTATATAATGATTATGATTGATGGTGTTACCAATGGCTACAATGCTATAGCTTCTTTGGCAAAAGCGGGGGTTGAGTTATTGTCTGGCAATGTAGAAGGAGCAGGCAAGGCACTAGACCAAGCAAAAAAATATGGAGTAGCTGCAAAGGATTCAATTGGCAAAAATTTGGCACAAACCAAAACAGACATTGAGAACGTATGGGTAAATCCCAATGGGGCTGTAAAAGCTGAATTTGCCGGGAAAAAAGAGGGAGAAGGCTACAACAAAGGCAAAAAAGAGGCAGATGCCAAAGGGCAACAAGAAAGACAAAAACAAGCCGAAGCTGAACGCAAAAAGCAAATCGAAGAAGAGAAAAAGCACTTGGAAGAAGTCAGGAAAGCCAACCAAGATGCACTTGCCAAACTGAAATCACTGGAAGATGAAGCCTACGTGGAGACCATAAAAAACCAAGATGGTGAACTAGCAGCCGAACGCGTGATGCTCATGCAAAAGCTGGATGCCAGACTCGATGAAATTGATGCTTCGCTTGCCTCTGAAGAGAATAAAGAAAAACTCCGAAAAGCGACCTACACCAAGTTTTTATCTGACATCGAAAAACTCGATGAAAAGGCAGCACAGGAAGCAGCCAAAAAAGAACTAGAAGAGCAAAAGCGGAAACAAGATTTGCTCATCAAGCGACTAAACGCGCAAAAAGATGTTCTCGAACAAGAGAAAAAAGCCGAAGATGCTGTTTTTGCCTACAAAGAATTGCAAGCCCAAGGCAATGCCAAAAAACTGAATGAAGTACGAAAATTACATCTTGACGTACAACTCCGCTTATTGCGTGATGCCTTACAGATTGAGCGACAACTCGAAGAAGCCAAGCTACGCCAAACGATTACAGATGAAGCCGAGCTCACACAAGCACTTGCCAAACTGAATGATAGCTACCGTAGCAGAGAGATAGAAGAAGAGCGCAAAACGGCTGAAGCAAAAAAGAAAGTAGATCGTGATTTATTAGAAGCACGCAAAAAGAGAGACGAACAGATTTCGGGTGCTTTCCGGTCACTTTTAAAAGGAGATTTGCAAGCGTTTGGCGAATATTCTTCCCAACTTTTGGGTGGTATTAATGAGCAAAACCAAGAATGGATGCGCCGTATTGCCTTGGTTGCTAATATGGCAAAAGATGCTGTTAATTTCCTACGTGACTTGGCTATCTCACGTGCCAATACAGAGATTGCGGAAATCCAGAGGGCATACGATGCGAACAAGGCGATTCGGGAACAAGAGCTTGCAGACATCAAAAACCATGTTGAAAATGCAGCGGCAATTCGGGAACAAACAGCTGAAGAAACCACAGCCAAAATATTGTCTGTTCGTGAACAGGAAAGTAACCGAATATTGGAGCTTGAGGCACTGCAATCTGAAATTCTAAATTCCCAAAAAGATTTTGATTTAAAGTCAGAGATTGGACGTGTACAGGAACAAACCAATACCAAAATTGCTGAAGCTGAACGCGCCAAACAATCCGCTGTTCTAAATGCAAATATTGAACGGCTAGAAAGAACCATTGCAGCAGAAGCCACACGAGATGCCGAGATAGCAGCGATTAATGCCCGAAAAGACATTGATACAGCTACCAAAAATGAAATGATAGCACTTGCCATAGCCAAAGCAAATAGTGAAATCAATCTAGCCAATACGGAACGAGATGCCAAGATTGCAGCAGCAAATGAAACCGCTCAAAATGCAATCACACAGGCAACGCTAGAAAAAGATGAGAAGATTCTTTTGATGCAATTGCTTGTAGAGGGGGATACAGAAAAAGCAGCCAGATTGATAGCCAACGCAAAGACGGAAGGAGACGAAAAGGTTTTGCTTGCCTTAGCAGAGAAAGAGGAGAAAATGCGTATTGCAGAGAGAGAAAATGCAGAACGTATTGCGCAAAAGGCAGAGCTAGAAAGATTGATGCACGAAGAAGACAAGGCAGCGAAGAAAAAGCAATACGAACTCCAATTGCAGGCATGGAAAGCCCAACAACGGGCAGACATTGCCACCGCAATTATAAACGGTGCATTGGCAACTGTAAAGGCGTTGGCTTCTGGTATGTTTCCATTAAACTTGGTGTTTGCAGCCGTAACAGCCGGAGCAACAGCAGTACAGGTGGCAAAGATTAAAAACCAACCACCACCCACACCACCGAGTTTCCGGCGAGGTGGGCTTGTACGAGGTGATTCGCATGGCCTAAAATATGGGCAAGGTGGCATTGCCTTAGTAGAAAGACGAACGAACCGAGAAGTTGGAGAGATGGAGGGGAACGAATGGATTGTACCCAAAGACCAAGTGGCAGATAACCTTCCGTTTTTACAGGAATTATCGAAACGAAGTGAACAAGGTATTTCGGGACCGGTTTCTCCACGTGCGTACAAACACGGTGGCTTGGTAGGTATTCCCAAAATGTTTATGTATGGTGGCCAAGTAGATGAGCGTGAAGAGTATGACCCGTATGGCAATTACAACCCAACAGCCCAAGGTGATGAGATGACTTCTGAAGATGCCATTGCAGTTCAAGAAGCAGCCATGAACCAAGGGATTCGACAACTTGAATTGTTAGAAGAAATGGCAGATTCTTTGAAATTTGCCAACGAACGTCTGGACAAAGTGATTGAGCATACAGCAGCCACATCGGAGCGAACAGAGGGCGTTCGGCAAGCCATATTCTCTACCAATACAAACGCAAAATTTGACATTCTCATCGACAGGATTTCAAGTTTAGCAGGTTGATTTTTGGTAAATTTGTATAGACTAAAACGTAGGTACAAATGATAAAGAGAATAGATGTTCCGGTTCCATCTTACTTAAAAAAATTCATCGAAAGAGAGTATTGCCAGTTCCTTAACCAGGATGGCGTACTCTCTTGTGACAAGAGAATGTTTTTGGGTAAGTTGATTCATTTCTCATTGCGGGTTGATCCGTATCCAAAGAAAATGGAGATACCTAAAAATGCAACAGTTTTGAAGCTAAGCTATTATGACCGGAAGTACAGCACGTATTTTCCGAGCCAGCAAGTAACCGAGTTTGTGGAGCTATTAAAAGAGATGTTCCGAGATGCGTTGATAAACTATGTACGGTCTGTTCATCGGTTTTCCAATGCCCCAGATTATACAATTCACATTCACGCATTCTTACAGCATTACGGCATAGATGAAGAAGACATTGACTTTCAGACAGCCCGGAAAATATACCGTGATTATCTCCGGAAGATTCGCAAAAATTTCGATAAAAGTTTTGTCGAGAAATCAACCGTTAGCTATGCCAAATGACCAATATTGCGAATGATAACCCAAATAGGCTTGTTTTTTAATTTTAAAAATTGTGTATAGGGTTGTTATTCAGCTAATTATCAAAAAAATGTAACAAAAAAATAACAGGTAAATAGTCCTTATTTCTATATGAGAACACTAGACGATATTCAAACATTATTCAATACCGAAGACAAAGAACGTTATCAACATATTATTGTTGATGTGTTGATTGTTGAAAGTCATGCTATTTCAAATTTAAAAGTGAAAGATGAAATAGTTGTAAGTTTTGATTTACAGGACTATACGCGCTCTGTAACTTATAGAGTTAGCTTTGATCAAAAATCAGTAACTCTTAACTCATCAGCACAATATACAGTGCAAGGGTCATCTTATTCACACACATTAAATTTAATAACTGCCAATAGTCATGCTAAGCCAAGTACACTTGCAACAAGAGCCAATCAAAATAAATTTTATGTTTTCTATAAAACAAGCGAAGACAAATGGTATATCCTTCCAACTTATGGAGGTGCAGAATTAAGAGTATCTTATGATAAATTTCCTTCTAAAGCTACTTTGAGATTCAGTAGCCAGTCAAAAGAATCGCAAATGGAAGTAGATGAAGAGTTACTTGAGTTTTTAAATCCGTCCTTTAGACTTCCAGAAGGACCTATTATTGTTGCATTATAAACAGAGCAACAAAAATAAAAAGTGAATGTAAATAGCTTATTTCAACCCTTTTTTCTTGAAGAAACCTACGCCATGCGTTTAGGTGGTATCGTGTCTGCACGTTTGAATGCCGGCATTGACCCAATTCCACATTTCTCCACAAGCCACCCAAAATTGGCTGAAGAATGGATGGGTGTTGATGATGATGGTACACCCGTAAAAGATTTTTTTAACGAATGGGACTTGGGAAATATTAAGGTAAAAACAAATAAAACCTATCCAATCGTGTCTATTAATGGCGTAATGAGTAGAGACGGAAATTGCAGCTATGGAAATGAACTTATTGGCCAATTTATCCAATTGCTGGATAAAGACCCGGAAGTAAAAGGAATTGTGTTGTCTATCAATTCACCTGGTGGCACAGCAGACTCTACACAAGAACTTGCCGATATTGTTGCCAATACCAAAAAGCCCGTATTAGCTTATGTAAAATCCATGGCGGCAAGTGCTGCTTATTACGTAGCCTCCCAAGCCGACTACATTGTATTATCTAGCGAATCTACAGCCAGTGTAGGTTCAATTGGTGTATTAATGCAATATACCAATGTTGCCAAGGCACTTGAAAAACAAGGAGTCGAAGCAGAAATCATTCGTGCCACTAAATCCACAGATAAAGCCAAACTAAATAGCCTTGAACCCCTGACAGACGAACTACGCCAAGAGATTGTTACGGATCTCGATATAGCCATGGAAACATTTGAAAAGTATGTGAAGCGTGGCAGAGCGTCACGCCTCACTTCTTCCGAAGTTTTCTCCGGGAAAATGTATCGAGCCAAAGAAGCCTTGAAGCTGGGTTTGATAGATGAGATAGGGAACATGAAAACCGCATACACAAGAATCAAACAATTATGAAAATCAAAACACTAGTACAGGCATTATTGCCCGCTTCGTTTCTTCAAGTTTCTGAAGGGCTCACACCCGAGGCCATGACGGCACTAACGGCGGATGTCGAAGCCTTGAATACACAACTTGATGAAGCCAGAACCCAACTGCAAGACGCACAAGCCAACTTGCAATCTTTGCAAGCAACGCTTGACCAACGTACCACAGAACTCGAAGCTGCAACAGCCCAAGCAACAGACTTGCAAACACAGCTTGACACAGCAACGAGCCAAAATGCCACATTGCAAGGCTTGATTGATAATTTCAAAAAAGGTACATCTACTTTGCCCCATGCAGATGCAACAACACTGGAAGGTCAAAAACCGCTTGATGCAGTGGCTCAATCTGTAATGAGTACATTCGAGCATTTACCCAAGTAATTTTCTTAAAAAGCCAACAAAACACCGAAAAAATTAAACAATAGCTATGTCTGTATTAAATATCACCGACTTACACGCTTCCCTACAAGAAAACATCAACCGTCCAGCGGAGTTGATGCGTGAGAATTTCTCTGGAGTAAATGAATTGCTTTCTTTTGTTACGCCGTATTTGATTACGTCTGGCAGAATGCCATTACCACGTCTCAAAACTGGGCGTATTGTTACGCACAACAATGGTGCAAACAAAGACAATTTTGTTCCGAAAGAGGACGTGATGGCACTAACCAACCGTTGGTTACAGCCGGAGTACAATAAAATCAACTTTGCACTCAAAGAATCCGAAATTTTAGCACTTTGGAACTCTTACTTGTTCCGTGTAAATGCAAATGCAGGCACACAAACACAAGTGATGGATTACATGACGCGCTTCCCGTTCCAAGACATCATTTTTGATGAGATTGCGAAACGCGCGTACAAAGATATGCTTGATGATGCCTGGACAGGTGTCATGGGTGTGAATGACAGCCCAGTAGATGGTTTATTGACGAAAATCATTGATGCCACTACACCAGCGACAGTAGGAGCAGCAACCGAAATTCCACAATCACACATTGCAAGTACAGCAGACTTCACAGAGTCGAACGTGGTGACAGAATTGAAGAAAATCTTCGCAAAAGTTGCTGCAACTCCGGGGGCATTGCGTTTGCCGTTGCAAATTCATGTTGCACCAGAAGTTCTTTGGTTGTATAATAACTACAAGGAGACATTAACGAAAAACTATACGCCAATCGTTCGGAATGGTTTTGTCGTGCCAGTAGAGTTGAGCAATGCGATTTTTGTTCCACAAGATGGCTTGCAAGGTAAAAATGCAGTAGTTATCACCGAGCCAAGAAACATTGCATTTGGTTTGAACACCTTACCAGGTCAAATCAATATGCGTACAGCATTGGTAGATTATGAAGTACGTGTCTATGGTAACATGAACAGCGACATCAACTTCAACGACGGTCGTTTCGTTTGGACAAACGACAACTTAGCTTAATTTTTCACAATGGGGGTTACTTGGTAACTCCCATTTCACAATCATAAATTCAAAAAACAATCACAGACATGAAAAACATCAAAGGGCTTTTTGGCCTACTTTTAGCATTCACACTCGGTACGTTGGCTTTTAGCTTTACCGGCAATTTCATTGCAGGTTTTGCAGCAGCTTCATTGGCTATGCACGCTTACGTATATATAACAGGGTTTCAGTACGATTCATCTATGTTCGTGCTATCAACCCTAGTTAGTATTCCGGCATCAGCTCCGGGTAAAGGAAATCCCGGTGGTGGTCGGAAACTATATTTAGCCCCGGTGGAAACAATTACAGGAATATACCCAGTTGAGTCTAATATAGTCAATGGAGAGTTAATTGCAGGTCCATCCTTTGAAACTGGCGAAGGCTTTGTAGAAGTCGCAATTTCAGATAAATCATTAAAAATAGATCAGCAACAAACAGGAACTGTTGGTTATCAAAGTTATCAGCACATGTTAGAAGTGAAAATTGCTGGTTATGGTAAAGAGCAAGTGAATGCAATCAGTAAATTACTCAACAGGTCTGTAGTAGCGATGGTTGTCTTGAATGATGGACAACGTGTATTGTTAGGTACAAATTATTTAGGATTAGATTTGGAAATTGTTCATACTACAGAAGCAGGTGGAGCTGGTAGAAGAGAATGGACAATAAAGGGGCAACAAACTGGATATATGCATGGGTACTTACCGATTGCATCTAGTGCAATTGTTCCAATTGATGGCGTACTGACTCCATTCCTACCACCAACATTACCACAAGGTTAATATGGCAAGTTTTAAAACATTAAACCAAAGTCTTACTCAAGACTTTGGTTTCTTAATTGGCGAAAATCATGTTAAACTAAAAGATTTAACGGATGAGCAAGCAAAGCTAGTAGATAGCCAATTCCCTGGGCAATATGTAGAGTTTATATCACCAAAAAAGCAGAAAAATGACAAAATTAGAACTGAATCGTCTGAAATTGGCGATGTTACGGAGTAACTCCGAAGAAGACATTGAAAAATACAACGAAGCACTTTTGAATTTTCAAGATGCGCAAAAAGGCGAAGATGATGACGATTCAAAAAAAATCCTTCATCAGAGATTCTTCAAGTTTTGAGGGAAGAAAACAACGTTTTGAAGAAAGAAATATCTTTACTCAAGGAAATTCTGGACAAGAAGGAGCAGGAATCAGCAGAGCCAATACAGACGGAGCCAGCACAGGAAGTGATAGAACCGGAGCCAGCAGATTTGGAAGCACCAGCACCGAAAACGAAGGCAAAAGCAAAGTAGAAATACTTGAAGTCTCCGCTGCCAAACTAAACAGCGAAATTGCCATATTGAGCAACTCATTAGCAGATGCCGACGATTTTGACGCAAGAAAACAAATCGTTGATGCCATTCTTGCCAAAAGAAGGCAATGGAAATTTGTTCGGTACGAAATAGACACCGGGGAAAAACATCCAGATGATAAACCCGACAAGCCCAATACGTTACAAGTATCTGCACACCATGAGCTAATCTTAGAGTTACAGAGGATTCGAGTCAATCTCTCAAAATACAAATCTAAGATTGAACTCAATCCAAATTCTCGAAAGATTGGCGATTGGGTGCAAGAAATGCAACGGCTTGAAATGCTAAAGGAACAGGCAGAAACAGAATTATCGAGATTAAAATAAGATGCGCACAGGGATTGAATATACCAAAAAGATTATCGAAGAACTGACGGTCTATCAGCAAGCTCTGTTAGATCCTGACTACAGTTTGACGGACACGCAAAAAGCAACCTTTGCCCGCATAAAAGATGCGCGTGAATGGTTGCTTGAAGGCTATCCGGACATCACTGTTCTCAAAATGTTCAAAACGGTACATAATTTGCAAGAAAGACGTGCCCGCGAAATTGTCTCGATAACCTATGAAATCTTTGCCGAGCTTCGCCGCTCCCGTGACTTAGATGCTGTTAAATTTATCGAAGCGGAAGTCCTAGACCAAGCCGCTGAAGGCGTATTGAAACAGGCGAAAACCTTAGTAGATGAATCCAGTGGTAAAATAAGTGACGTAAAAGATTACGTTGCCTTAATGAACTTGTGGAAATCTATGAAGAAAGATGCTGCACAAATAAAAGGAGCATACGAGCCCGAAAAAGTAGCACGTGACAAAACGCCAGACAAACCCACCCAATTTGTATTTATTTCTGCTTCCGATTTCGAGGAAAAGAAAAAAGTGGAGCAAATAATTAACATAGATAATTAATGTCCGAAAAAAAGTACATAATCCTAAACGACAAGCAAGCCATGTTCATGCAAGCCATTCAGACCAAAAAACTAGAGATAGCGGGTTTGGTGGCAGGCCGTGGATTTGGCAAATCCTTCGTTATGGGGATTATTACTGGCATGATTGTTCATGAATTACCACGCGCAAAAGGCGGCATTGGTGGTATCACCATCAAACAGATAAAGACAGTTACTCTTCCCGTAATCAAAGATGTTTGGAAGAGTGTATTCCAGTTCCGGGAATACAACAAAGATTTAAAATCTGGTGACTATATCATGTTCAAAGAGCCACCCAAACATTGGGCAAGGCCATACATGGAACCAGAAGACTGGGGCAATGTCATTGCTTTTAAAAACGGAACATGCTTTGAATTAGAAGGTTTCAAAATGACAGCTTTGGAAAATCGTGGTAAAAACCATGATTTTTACATGGTGGATGAGTTCGCTTTTTTCAAAGAAGACTGGGTGAAAATCTTTTCATCTACACTTCGTGCCAATGTGGGTAAGTACACATCTACCATGCACCATACATTCTTTTTCTTCACGTCACCCCCACTAATCAAAAGTGGAATGCACGTCTGGAAGTACAGGGATGAAGCAAAAAAATATCCGGACAAAGTGCTATTCATGCACGGCAAAACCCGTGATAACCTACAAAACCTGCCAAAAAACTTTATCGAAATCCAAAAAAAGATTCTGACAAAGTTTGAATATGATGTAGAGATTGAGGGGAAGGAAATAGCCAAGACAGACAGTCTTTACTATCCATCCTTGACGGATAAAAACTTATACACAGATCATCTATTACTAGATGAATCTGACCTGGAAGACGATTGGTACAGCCCAAGCCGTCATCTCATTGCAAGCCTGGACTTTAATGCCAAGTTCACGTGTGCTACACTATACCAAGAGATAGGCAGTACAAGCCGGTGTGTGGACAACGTGTTCGTTCACAATGCAGAACCAAACAAGACAATGAGCCAAACACTTGGCATAGAGATAGCCAAGCTGTATGAGTACCACGATGCAAAGCACATCACGTTGGTGGGTGACAGAAACGGTGCGTCTAAGTCGGCTGGTAGCAATACCACCATGTTCGAGCAAGTAAAGCAAGAGTTAGAGGGTGCAGGTTGGTCGGTATCAGTACAGGCAAGTACGTACAACCCACTACACAAAGACAAGTACATCATGGTGAATGACGTACTAAGTGAGTCGGGAGTCTATCCATTCAAGCTACGGTTTCACTCGACACGTTGCCGGAGTACCATAGTCTCCATGGAGAACGCACCAGTAGAGGCAGACTATAAAAAGAACAAGGATAGCGAGAAGAGCGGAGACCAGGAACTAGCCACACACCTATCAGACACCGTGGACTACTACGTAATCTGGCGGATCAAAGGAGGGCGTAACCTAGACGACGAGTCTGACATCTTGATGTTGTAGGCCAACGGCTGCTCACAGCTATTCGGCAAAATGGAAAGAAAGGAAATTTCCAAAACGTCAAAG